GAAATATGGATGATGCATAACTGGTCTGGTGAGTATACAAAAGTTTATTCAAGAAGAAAAGAAGAAAGGAGAACCTGTGGTAGACCAATGGCGCCAATGTTACAAGTCAGAGCAGGTGGTTTAGAAAAAAGACAAGGTGGTGTAGTTGCTTGTTGTATGGTGTTGGGTAATGACAAAGAAGCAACACTTGGACATTTAGATACACAAACCATACAGGAAGTATTAGATGGTGATAAGTATCAAGAGTTAGTCAAGGCACACGAAGAAGAGAGGTTTGATGACATACCATACTGTAAAAACTGTGACCAACTATGGAATGTACCTGAGAGTCTCGTATGGACAAATATAGAGGATATTAAGTACAATCAGTCACACATAGTAGAGGACTTAGAAATTGCTAAAATATCATGAAGAACCTTGGCTCCATTATACAGGGTCTTTACCAGATGACTTTTATGAATATGTAAAAGACAATTGGAATACCAATGATGAAGATAAGAAGTGGAACAAGATTAAGAATAGGTCAAACACACTTATTGAAGATGATGAAATTAAAACGACACTCAATGAATCTGCTTTAGATGTATTAATTAAAAGTGAATCTGTGTTTAAAAAGTTCTATCCTAGATTAGATATTAAGAAGGTAAAGTGTGCTTACTCACACACTTTCTCTGAGAATCCACCAACAGATACAGGATTTCCAATGAGAAAGTCACACATAGATAATGGTAACAAAATGGTTACAGGTTTATGGTATTTTAAAAATGAGAATGAAGAAGATGATGGTGGACATTTAAGATTAAAGAATCCCATAACAAATGAAGAAAAACAATTTAATTATGGTGAAAACAAAATCATACTTTTTCCTAACACACCTATCAGTTGGCATTATATTACTGAAAGAAAACCATCTAAGTATTCTAGAAGATTTCTATGTACTATGGTTGAAGCAAAAGTTAAATTACATGACTACAAAACTATTAATGGTAAAGATACGTTAACATATGAGGATGTAAAAAATAATTATGAGTAAAGCAATAATTTATGGAAATGGTAAATCAAGACTAGGTTTTGATATTAATAAAAGTTACAGAGATATAGTTACATGGGGTTGCAATAAAATACATCACGAAGGTAAAGTTGATAATTTAGTTGCCGTAGATTATGTTGCACAACAAGAAGTATACCAAAGTGGTTATGCAAAAGAAAATAAATGTTGGTTTTTAGATTGGAATGAATTACCAAAAGAATTTATTGATAAGCCTGCATTTGGTAGTAGACACCTCGAACTGTTAAAACTAGGGTTTAACGAAGATGAAATTTTTGAAACAGAAAAAGGAAATAAAAAATGGTGTGTAGTACAAGGTAAGAATCCTAAAACAGCAGTACAAAAATATCATAATTTACTAACTAATAAAATGAGTGGAGATGAGGAAAAACAACTAAGACATAAATGTATGAGAAATACAGGTTTATATATCACTTGGTTAGATGATAAAGATAAAGTATACGACATAGAAGATTTCAAGGGTAATAGTGCTGGTAGTACAGCAATGTATCTTGCATCTGAACAAGGTGCTGATGAAGTATTTTTACTAGGATTTGATTTATCAACAATAGATAAACCTTTGAGTAATCTATACCTTTGGAAAGATTATCAAATAGGATTTAATTCTACTACATGGCAAAATCAAATGAAAACAGTTATGAGAAAATTCAAGAATGTAAAATTTACTTGGGTATCACCCATGTTAGAAACTGATAACTTTCAAGGAATTGATAATTTAAAATTTACAACAAGTGAACAATTTAAGGAGTATATATCATGCCATCATTATCAAGGGCATTAATTTATGGGAATGGTGAATCTCGAAAATCTTGGGATGTAACTAAAGACTATGAAGGATTTACTACATGGGGATGTAATGCATCATACAGAGATTGTAAAGTTGACAATCTAGTTGCCATAGATTATGGAATACAACAAGAAATATATGAATCTGGTTATACATCTAAGAACAATTGTTGGTTTGCAGATTGGAGTATACTAGAACAATTTCATCCAGAGTTTTTAATGATGAACTATCCACGAGAACTAGTTTTTCAAACTGACAATCCAAACAATAGTGATATTTGTGTTGTACAAGGAAAAGAAGCAATAGATGCAGAAAGAAACTATCACGATATGATAAAAAACTTTCCACACCTCAACAAAGAAGATATAAAAAGAAAATGCTATAAAAATGTAGGTCTATATGTTACATGGTTACAAGAGAGTGATAAAATTAAAAACATAAAACACCCTAAAGATTGGTGTGCTGGTGCAACTGCAATACATCTGGCTTGTCAACAGGGTACAAAAGAAGTATATATGTTAGGATTTGATATGAGTAGTTATGATAAACCTCTGAATAACATCTATAAAGGAACAAATAATTACTTACCCATAGAATCAAAGGGATTTAGTACAGATAATTGGGTTAATCAGTTAATACAGGTGTTTAAGGAGTACTCAGACACTCAATTTTATTGGGTAGATGATAAGAACAAGAGCTGTATTGCATTTCAAAAACAATACGACAATGAACTACTGAGAAAAAATGTTAAAAGAATTAGTTATAAAACACTTGACAAAACATGTCAGGGGCTAGTATAATTACCAGAATAACTAATATAAATAGTTATGTAGTAAAGATGTACAAATTAACATACGACAACATACGGAAAGGAGATAAAAGATGTCTTTAGATAGTCTAAAAAGTAGTGGTTCGCTTAATAAGTTGCTTGATGCAGCTAAAGGTGAAACCAAACCCCAAGAGAAAAAATCATACGTGGATGAAAGATTGTGGAAACCTGAACTAGATAAGTCTGGTAATGGTTATGCAGTACTTCGTTTCTTACCTGCTATTCAGGGTGAGGACTTGCCATGGGCGAAAGTTTGGAATCATGCATTTCAAGGCCCAACAGGTCAATGGTACATTGAGAATTCTCTTACAACTCTTAATCAGAAAGACCCTGTTTCAGAACATAATACACAATTATGGAATACAGGTTTGGAATCTGACAAAGAAATCGCCCGTAAACAGAAAAGAAAATTACAATATTTCTCAAACATCTATGTAGTAAGTGATGCGAAACATCCAGAGAATGAAGGTAAAGTATTCTTGTTCCGTTATGGAAAGAAAATCTTTGATAAGATTACAGCAGCAATGTCACCTGAGTTTGAAGATGAAAAAGCAATCAACCCATTTGATTTTTGGGAAGGTGCTAATTTCAAATTAAAAATCAGAAAAGTAGATGGTTATTGGAATTATGATAAATCAGAGTTTGAAGATACATCAGTTTTCTTTGAAGATGACGCTGAAATAGATAAAGTCTGGAAATCACAACACTCTCTTGCAGAGTATAGTGCTCCAACAAACTTTAAGTCTTATGATGAGTTAAGAACTAGGTTAGATGCAGTTCTTTCTGGAACTGTAAAAGTTGGTAATATTGCCGATAGTATAAATGAGACACCTGTAGCAGCTCCCAAAGTTGATACAACACCTCAATCTTCACAAACAATTACGACACCTGTAGTTGAAAAAGAAGAAGATGATACATTAGCATATTTTGAAAAACTAGCTGAGTAAACTATGGAGTGTCTCTATTCCCTGTAGAGGCACTTTTCTTATATCTTCCACACAATCCTTATAAATAATGCATGGCAAAGAGTAAATATATCCAAAGTGTATTAAAAGCAGCAGGTGGTAAACCACAATCTGCCGCATGGTTTCGTAACAAAATTAAAGAATTTGGTACACCAAAGTCTATGGATTTGATTCGTGATGGAAAAAGAACATCAATCCCTACCTTTGGTCTACTAAATATGTTTGTATATGACCCTAAAGGAAAGAAAAAGTTACCCTATTATGATACTTTTCCTTTGGTATTACCTATTGAAAAATATAGTAATGGATTCTTAGGGATTAATTTACATTATCTATCTATGCCAATACGAATTAGATTATTAGACAGACTGGTAGATTATAGTAATAATGATAAGTTTGATAAATCTACTAAATTAAATGCAAATTATAGTAATTTAAAAAAGATAGACTTAATTAAACCTTGTTTAAAAAGATATCTAGCAAGTAATGTTAGAACAAATTTTAGAAAAATAGCAGCAGATGAATTTATGGTGGCAACACTATTACCTGTACAGAGATTTAAGAAACAATCTGACAGTCATGTATTTGCAAAATCAAGAGGAATGGTATAATGGACTTTGGAAGTTTAATAGAGGCAGGTACTTCAGCAGTTTTAGGTGAAATATTAGCACCACTTAGAGATGATAATGGAATGGCAATGCCATCTAGGTATGAAGTAAAATTTTTACCCCCATCAGGCTCTAGAGGAACATCATCTGGTGGTTCTACAAATTTATTCTCACAAATATTACTTGGTAAAGTAGGTGGACAAGAACATAGAGAAGTAGGATATCAATGTAACTCAATAGAGTTTCCACCTCGTGGTATTGATACTACAGCAGATGAAAATATGTATGGGCCTGCAAGAAAGATTGCACAAGGATATACCTATGGGCCAATCACTGCTAAGTTTTATTGTCATAACGATATGAGAGAAAAGACTTTTTTTGATA